AAATCTCTGTTGATTTCTCGAAGTGCGTTTTTGAACTCCTTTTCCCCTTCGACCCCAATCTTCAGTCCAAAATTATCTGCCATAGTGCCTCACCTCCTCATTAGGCATGAAAAAAGACACCTCATTTGAAGTGTCTCGTAATGTAACGTTAAAATTTTCAATGTAACAATCGTTCTATTCCATATGCAGTTAATATTGTTAAATTATCCTTTTCATTGAGCCTATTTTATGTCACTTAAAAACTGCTCTTAGAATATCAGTAATTTCATCAAACTGAATACCTTCTGCATAGGGAAACTTCTGCACATATGATTCCCAAATTGTCTTAAGATCTTCACTTTCCTCTATATCTTTTAAATACTTCTCACTATTCTCTAAATAGATCAATGTGTTTCTTTCTTCAGCTTTCTTTCGAATTGCGTTTCTTAGACTTTCTAAATCAATATCATTTCTTCGAAGTGTTAGAAGAATATAAACATCATAATAATCCCTAGCTCTGGTATTTGCCACATTCCGCGCCAAAATAGACTCAATCTTTTCTGCAAGAATTGTATTTAAATTATACGCTTTTATTGAAATATCACGTTCTTCAAACATAAGCTTAAACGAATATTCTACTTCTCTTGGTATGATTACATCTCCAGTAGTGATGTCAATCTTCATATTGACTCTGATTGTAAAGAACTGGGCTTCTACAGAGACTCTGAAATCATCATAGTCACTAACATCATGGATGTTTTTAATAGCTTTTAGCCTAAAAATTACATTATCATCAAGCTCTATCGATAGAATCTCATTTAATATTTCTTCTATGGCCTCTCTATTGACAGGAATCCCTTTTATCGTTGTATCCATGTCCATAGTGCTTCTCATATCTATACCAACCATAGCTGCAATCAAGAATCCACCTTTGAGGATAAAATTGTCTTTGTACTTTGAAATCGAAATTCTTTCTAGAAGCCTTTCCATCATAAAATTCTGAAGCACAGTATTCGCTATCAAATTATTCTCTTTAGCCACATTGTTAATCCAGTCTTTCAATTGTCTAGGACTACCAATTTTCATGTCAACACCTCCATGTATTTTCGAACCAAATCTTTAATATTAAAAACATCGGCATACTTAAGTAGTTTAGAATAATCTGCTCCGGGAGTTTTCATATATCTTTTGACTGCTTCATTCACTAAATCAGTATCGAGATGTTCTTTCTTTTTTAGGCAGTCACAAATGGTTCTTTCTTTATCATATACATAGACTTGATGCCCAAATGGTGTCTCCATGGTAATCCTACCAACTGTATAAAGCTTCTCCGCAATATAAAAGAACTTATATTTTTCTTTCTCTTTCAGGAGCCTAGTATTGTATCCTGATGGAATTGTCAGCATTAATTGGAAAGGTGTCCTATCTGTTAAATCGTGAAAATATAATGCTGTCTCATGGGAAAAGATACCTTTTTTACATCTGTACTGAGTTAAAAAGTACTCATCTTCCATCTGATCAGGATCCATATATAACCCTTGCTCAAGTTTTTCAATTTCACCAACCTGATACATACGTTGTAGAGTTTTATAAGCCACACCAGCTTCTTTAGCTTCACCTGATGTCAAAATACCTTTGTTGTCTTTCAATAGTTTAGTCACTAAATCCTTTTGAGTCATCAAATCACCTCCTCATTTGTCATATTCGCTCGTAAATATAATATCATATACGAACGAATATGACAACTATTTTTTTGCTAATTTTTAGGAGATGATTCAATTTTACCTTTTATGCTAAAATAATATTTTATGTTAGCACAATTGACAATACCGTTTTGTCATTTTTGTTCGTATAATTTGTTGTTCATACGCACAAATATGACACCTAAAGCCACGCAGGAATTACATCATCAATAAACAGTTCTCGCTTCGGTTTTGCAATGCCGATAAACTGCTTGTGGCATTCCCAAAGGTCCATCAAGTATCCTATAGGCATCAACCACACCTCGTCTTCTTTTCGATTGAGATGGGCTGTGCCGTAGTAGATCAGTCGGGTAAATAACTCTTCATCACTTACCCGACTACCTCGTTTTTTGAGGCTTCACTCTCCACATTTCTCTTGGTTCCCTTCATCATACTGGCCATGATGGCATTCTTATAGGTCGCTAAATCAAAAGGTGTGGTAAGAAGCTCCACTTCTTCTTCGGTAATAAGATCTTTTTTCTTGTCCTTATTTCTGATGTTGTGAATCAAGATGGACTGATTGGCCAGAAGCGTTATCAGCCACACGATCTCATCAAGTGCCATTTCAAAGTTCTCAGTTTTCATTAGCTTCTCGCCCAGGTTTTCAAGACCACCATAACGCCCAGCAATTTCTTTTGTCGCTTTCGTAGTCAGCACCAGTTTAAATTCTGTCCCACCGATTTCTATGGTGGCACTTCTATCTTCAGCCACTTCAGTAAGTTTTACATTTTCATCTGCCATTTATCTTCCCTCCATTAAGATACGATTACTGTTGCTACATCAGTGGTGACAGGATCAGCTCCACTTAAATTCAGCACACAGTAGTAGTAATAGGTATCTGCCACAAGATCCGTTGGGATATCAAAGCTGGCAGATGTTTCTCCATTAATCGGTGTACCGCCTGTAGAACTGTCGATGGTGTTTTCATACCACTGATACGTTACAGGGTTAGACGTATTGGAGCTTGCAACCACAGAAAGGCTTCCCGTAATACTACCCGCTGTCACTTCTGTGAGGGCTGCTGGCTGAGTCGTAATGGTAATCGCCGGTGTTACCGGAGTAAAGTCCGGTTCATAAACAGTGGTAAACCATCCAGAAATGGTCGATGGTGCAACACCGATGTCTCCCTCAGTGACTTCTGCTTTCCACGGATGCTTATTCTCACCATCCAGTTTGTTTCGCCTAAAGACCGTTCCTTCTATGGTGGGACTACTAAATGTAATGGAGTCACCTTTGGTCGCAAGGCTGGTGGCCGGAACGCTGAAAATAACTCTATAAAGCCAGAAGTATCTGTACCTTCCATTGGCCTTCTTGGCACGAAATCCGATGGCTACAGGGCTTCCTCCATCTTCGCTTCTTGAAACCACCACATTGTTGCTGTCGATTTTACACCCAGTCAAATCCTGGGCCACCAATGATCCGATATCATCGATTCCAAGTGTCAGTGCGCCACTTTTGAATTCCTTGACCACTTCTGAAGCACCGTCATCTGCATAAAGAATCGCTTCAATCAGCTCCACACTCAGTTCTGCTGTCATGGCTTTTGCCAGGACTTTCGGTGTGCCATAGGTTTCGATGCCATTTTCATCTTCTGTGATCTTGGCGTAGTATAGACTATCGAGTCCAATTGTTGCCATATTCTATTCCTCCTTCAAAATAGCTGAGTCAACTTCAGCTAAAAATCTAATTCGTAAACTTTTGCCACATCGATGGCGAAGTGGTGAAAACCAGTATCTTCTTCATATCCCAGATACCTTCTGTCCGTTATAATAAAGCCTGCTCTAATAAGAACACTAACGACTTCATTCTTTCTTGCCTGGTAGTTACCTTTAGAAAATAAGGAGAGGCGAACTTCCTGTAGTTCTGCCCTTGGCAGATCATCAGCATAATGGTCAAAGATATCACTCATAGGGGTAAGGACCAGATATTCATCCGGTGCCTTTTTACTAAACACGCCCGTTTCAATGGGAATCCCTAAAGGCTCAAGGACCTCGCCTATATCCTTCAAAATACTGTTATACATTGCGCTCGCCCTCCTTGTCTTTAGATTTTACTGATCTCTTCATCCAGCTTTCTTTTCATCGCTTCAATGCAGGCATTTCGACTGGCTGATTTTGCCGGTTTCAAGAAAGGCTTGGCGAGCTGACCAGACTTTCCATACTCTAAGATGTTGGCGATCTTAGCATTTGACTCCCCGTCTTTTCTCGGTTCATCAAAGCCCACCTTCACATTGTAATTCCCATCTCGATCCACACCAGCAGGGGTTACACCGAGAGCGTCAATCAGCTCTCCTGTAGACCTTGACGGAAGCTTTGTGTCACTTCCAACGGATGCCTGTAGATTCGCTTTCACTTTGGCTTTCACCACTTCGCCACCAGCTTCAAGGACCTTTGGGATGATTTCATCGGTCTTTTCTGCCAGGGTCGATACTTTTAAAAGAAAATCTTCTGGCATTTTGTAGGTTCCTCGTGCCATGAAATCACCCCCTAGTCCTTCGTGGCTTCTATCTTTTCTGCTGCTACTTCTAAATAAAATCCCATAATAACCTCAACGCTCAAGACTTTGTACTCCACAGTATCACAGCGAATGAGCATCCCTGGTTCAATCACCACATCAGGAATCCTACGCATCTGAAAGGTGGCATTGGCTTTGGTATAAGCAGCCATATTGGCCCACTTTCTAGAACCGTGTCTCTCATCACGGTATGCACGAACACTTGCAATGATTTCCTCTCCCTTAGAAGAGAATCCTTCATTGTCCTTTATTAATGTCGTGTCTACAATGTCTATTCGGGTGTTCATCTTCCCAAAGCTCATACCCTTCACCTGCCTTTAATGTTTTCTCATCGTATCCATGACTGCGATCCTTTCGTCTGCCTTTTCGGTAGCATCTTTTCTGACGTTTCCTTCTTTTCTTCACCCATAGTCGTTTCATCAGACTTGCCACTCCTTTCCCATGCGTAGAAGTAGGTGTACCGTCTTCCACACCTGCTGAGAAGCACTAACATTGTCATTAAAAAAACCACCTGTGGAGCCATCACGACTCTCATAGAAATGAGAAGCTAGCATAATGACTCCTTGCTCAGTGGTCGGTGACATAGTGTTTTCTGTGTAGAAGTCCGCTCCTAGATGTTGATAACCTTCGGCATAGCTGATGGCAGCGGCGATTACACCTTCCAGTAAGGTATCATCCTCATCATGGGTTACAATGAGATTTGCTTTTACCTTCTCAAGAAGTGCCATCTACCATCACTCGCTTTCCATGAGGCCAGCGGTTTTTAGCTTTAAAAGTAAGGCATTAAAATCTGCTACCAGGTCTGCCACATCCACAGCGGTGCTGTCTGCTTGAAGTGCTGCAGGTTTTAACTCTGTCCCATTAAAGGTGACT